CATTGCAACTTATAGATGTTCATTTCAGCAATTTGCTGAAGTGTGTATCCCAAGTCTTCCGCGAGGTTGGCACAGTACCACAGGACATCCCCGATCTCTTTTGCAATCTCTGCCTTGAAGCGAGAGTCGTCGCGTCCGTCTGCGTAATCCCCACGGTGTATACGCTTTACTTTGTCAGCAACCTCGCCAGCTTCACCAGCAAGGCCCAACGCAGGATACGTCATACTAGCACGTTCCGGATAGACGGCGAACTTACGCGCTTGCATCTGATAGTTGTTGAGGTTCCAGTTCTCTCTGATCATTGGCTCTTACCAAAGTTAATCTTAACAATGTTTGTGTCGGGATCGTGCTGAACATCGACGCCGTTGCCTGTCTCTTCGATCATGGCTTCTCTCGTTGCCTCAAAGGCAAGTCGAGCCAGACCCGCTTGCATGACTCGTTCAAAATCGTTTTCCATCAACTCGACTAGACCCGACAGGATCACAGTACCAGCAGGGATGTACTCGTCATCCTCGTCATCCTCCGTGGTATCATAGGCTGTCATGGCTACGTGATCGTCGTCGTCACCCTGCTTTAGTATCAGGTACCACCTGTCTTTTAACAGGCTGGCGCGTTCCAACGACATCACAATATCATTTTCGTCCATTCTTGTACCACTCCTCTGGTATGCTACCTTCTGACCATTCGAAACCGTGACGGTCAGCCCAAGCACCATACGTGGTCTTTGATCCCTTGTAAATCTTGTTCCGTGCGTTCTGGAAAAGAATGCGAATGTCGAGGTCAGGGTTCTGCTCTTTGACCAGCAGCATCTTCACACGGTCGTTTTTGTCGAACTTGCCCTTAGCTTCGACGTATACGTCTGTGTCAGGGAAGTAGAAGTCCGGAGTGTATGTCCGTGGCTTTGGTACGAAAGTTACCTTACGCTTTTCGTACTCGAAGATCACGCCCTTCTGACGCAGGGACTTGGCTATCCCCAACTCGAAGTGTGACCTGTATCCGCCCATGCCTCTCATAGTGTCATCCCTATTGAGTCCATTCTTTTTTTCAGATACCCTGCCAGTTTTGGGGATAGTCTTTGTATACTGTCTAGTTCTCTTGACAGTGGCGATATCGGCACACAAACATTTGCTCCGTTGTATGACAGTCGGCTGATGTTTTGCAACTCGACTTCGACTTGCTTGATGTCACGAACCTCTGTGTCCGCAGACAGGAAGCCCATGTCAGGCGAGTAGTTCTCACGCAGGGTGAGGGGCAACCCTCGCTCATTCTGGCGAAGATACGTCACCTTACGTTCTCCACCGGCTTGCAAAACAGACTCGACAAAGACGTGACAGATTTCCCTGTTCATCTCCATCAAGTCGATGTCGTAGTCACGTACAAAGATGTAAGGCATTACAGTTCCTTTTTCTTGAGGCGACTGTACCAGACCTTCGGCTTGTTCTTTGCGCGGGATGTTACCTTGTCATGGTAGACAGCGTTAGGCCAGCAGTGATGCTTGAAGCCACACATACCACATTGTTTTGCAAGGATTTTGTTGCCTGTACGGACATCCTCACCGTCCTTGCGGAAGGTTTCGAACTCGTCCTTGAAGTCCACTGTCGGCTTTTTGGCAGGGTCTGTCAAGATTTTGACACGACGTTCTGCATCCTTGAGGTAGTCAGCCTTGTCGTCTTGCGACCAGTCCGGCACCTCAACGATAGCTATCTCGCCGCTCGACTTGTTGACCACGATCCAGCCACCAAAGGGTAGCCCTGTGGCCTCTGCGTACAGGAAGCCCTGCATGGCATAGCCAAAGGGGTCATCGTTCTTGATAGCGTCGTAGCCACCAGCACCAGTATACTTATACTTAAATGCCCACTCGCTTGCTGACTTAATATCCCAGACCTTCTCTTCGCCGAACTCGTCACGCAGGATTACGTCAAGCGTACCCTTGATCGTGTGTCCTGCAATCTTTAGTTCAACTTGTCTCTGGAAGTCTACGATCTCGACACCCGCCTCGCGTAGTGCCAACATCAGCACAGCCTCGCTCAGATCACCGAACAGGAAGCGGAACATAGAGTTGTACTCCATGTCCTCCTTGTGGCCCTCTCGCTCCAGCAGTTGCTGACACAGAGGTCGTCCGAGTCCTGACATACGAATACGATAGCCCTCGTCACCTCGCGTCATCTGCTTGGTGATGGCCTCGTTACAGTCTTGTGTGAATTGTGTGATGCTGTCCGGGGAGACATTGACCTCCCCCCGGACTGCGTTTTGCAAGAAGTCTTGGACTTTAAGCTGCGTCAACATCGACGAAATCCGAAGCAAGATCGGATTCGTCATCGTTGGTTTGCAACTTGACTGACTCGCGATACTGGTTAGCGATGGTCTCATTGTGAGCCTTCACGGTTTCCCCAAACATCCGCATCAGTTCCTTGTCCTTGTCCGTAATCGACACCTCAGACGAATAAGTCATCAGCGGCGTCCAGAACGTGACGCTGCCCTTCTTATTCTTGTTAGTGTCCATCCGTGCCACGACCTTTTGCATGACCTTCTTCTGCCTCGAAAGGCTGTCGATGAAGTCAGCAACCGGCTTGAAGCCCGAACGCTTGAAGTACGCAATCACAGGCTGATCTTCCAGCACCACCGGATTACCGTCGGCGTCTGCGAACTCACCGCTCACCTTACCGTACACGACCTGATTGCAAACCACAGAACGAGAATGTAGATAGCGAGGATCGTCCTTCGCCATACTGTCTTCTTCGTCACGGGTCAGACGGCCACACTTGTTGCCGCCAGTGTTGTCAGGAAACTCTCCCGACAGTACAGTCTTTTGGACTGACTTCATTGCAAAGGAGTTAGTCTCCTGATCCCACACGCTGTACTCGTAGGTACGGAGCAGGACTTGCAGCATCACGGTATCAGCGTAGATGAACTTACCGTCCATGTACATCTTCCATGCGCCACGCTTCAGCGACACGCCTTCGTCGTTCTCTGCATCATAGTTAATGTTCAGTCGAGGCAGACCAACCTGACGGCTACCACCGGTCGCTTGACCGGTCGCTTCCATCAAAGCCTGATCGTCTCCATCCTCGAATGCCTGAACGAGTTTATCCACATCGTCAAGTGCCATTACGTCTGTCCCAAGCATGTTTTCACCTCATTTGTTTGGGGTTGTAGAACGATATTACAGATTAACTTCTTCCAAGTCAAGCCAGTTTTTTCCGATTTTTATTTCGATACTAACCGGCATGTCATAGGTTAATCCGTATCTCCGAATAGTTTCAAAGGGTAAGGAAAGCATAGCGTGTTTCATCATGTCTATGCAAATATTTTTTTCGTCTGGATGCACGTCCATGACGATGGAGTCGTGAACCGTGTTGCAGATTACGCTCTGGATTTCTGCGGAGTCAATGGCCCGTTGCAATGACACCAGAGCTATAGGCAACAGATCAGCGGTGGCAAATCCCTGTACCGGATAGTTGCATATGGCTGTGCGATTAGTTGCTGTGCCCCAGTCTGTCCACCGTGCATCAGGAAAAGCATACACTCGTCCTGACGGCAGGGATATCTCGCGATACTTCACAGCATCAGCTTGCAATATCTCGTGCCATACAGCGATACCCATGTACTTGTTTTTGAAGTCATCATAGTAACGCTTTTGATCTTCAGTGCCAGTTGTGCCACCATACAGAGGCTTGAAGGTGTGTGCTTTCGCCTCTTGTCGTGTGCAGCCGATGACGCTTGCTGTGTAAGCATGTACGTCTGTACCGTTGCGAACATCAGCATAGACAACCTTGTCTTTGGCGAGAAAGCCAGCCACACGAAACTCTAGTTGCGAGTAATCCCCCTCCATGATGAGGCCATTCTCGAAGCGGCTCTCGACAACCTTCCGTATAGCGAAGGTATTTCCACGCGGCATATTCTGAAAGTTAGGATTGCGACTCGAAAGGCGACCCGTCGCCGTAACACACTGCATGAATTCTGGATGGATAAAACCGTGGTCGTCCACGTTGTTTTCCATGCCTTCAACAAACGTGTTGATGTACGTCTTGAGGGCGTTGTATCGCGTGTATGCTGAAACAAATTCACGTGCGTCTCCTTGTAGTTCGTCTAGTCTTTCTTCCAGTGTAACCTTGTCTGCGCGGAAGCCAGCCGCAGCGGTATCCCATGTGTTGCGTGGCACAATTTTAAACCCCGCTACTTGCCCAGTAGGCACGTAAAGGACGCCAGAGCCACCACAGGGCTTGCATACACGTATTGCCTTACCGGGGGTGCCGTCTTTGCGTAACGCCCGTGTACGGCCCTCTCTGGAGCATTTGGGGCATTGCTGACCTTTTGTCTTGTATACGACATCAGTCATGCGACGTACGGTGCCACGGAATTCTTTCTCAGCCATGCGTACCCGCTGCTTGGGTTTCATGGTCGATCCGCGCATCTCGTGACCGAGGTTGAACGCACGTGCCCACTCCTTCTTGTCACGCACTTTGCGTGAGTAGAGCAGCACGCTGCGATCGTCTGGGCTGGACAGGTTTATGGGCGTGTCACCCATCGCATCTCGTGCGAGTTGCATGAGTCGATCCTCTAACTCTTGCATCTCTTCTTCGTACTGCTTGCGAATGTCGGCAAGCGTGTCGAGGTTGATCCGGAGTCCGTTACGCTCAATCTGCGAAAGCGTGTTGGTCATCTCCAATGACAGTTTCAGTGTCGGTACGAGGCTCATTGAACATCTCCTCAAAAGTTACGCCATAGGCGTCTAGTTGTTTTAGTGCGATCTCTTCTGTGGCTAGTACGTCCGCACGACCGTACTCCTCAATTATCTCCCACGGTATATCGTAGAACGTCTTGCCGTCCTTGAGATACGGCTCCACAAGGTCTTTCTCCTTGCGGGTAACGTCATACTTTTCTGCAAGAGCAGCAAGTCCAAGAGGCCAACGCCGCGCCTTGGCGAGTATATATTCTGCAACCATCGTATCATAAATGTGTCCCTCATATGTAAAGCCGCACTCGCGTATCCACGTCAAGTCGAACTTGATGTTGTGACCGACAAGAACGTCAGCATAATTAAGTGCGCGTTGGAAGTTGTCGAACGCAGTGGTGCTAGGTGGCTGTGTCGAGTGATAATAGCAGTCGTAGTCTACACCGCTCGTGAGCCACTTGTAGCCCATAGATACCAGCCGGTTGCCGAAGTACGGCAGGGGTGAGTAGCCGCCACCACGCTTCTCGGTGTGGGTTGTCTCCACATCAAACGTCAGTACGTTCATCTTTCTCTTCCTTGGGGTTGTTGAAGAACCTGCTTACAAAGTCTTCTATACCCATGCTGCTGTAATGCTTGTGGGATATTGCTGGGCCTTTGCACCACCTGCCTGTAGTCCAGTAATAGGTATACATCTCACCCTCAGAGTTAAACAGATACAGAAGATGGGCACCCAAACGCTCTTCCCACGGTATCCCCTTCTCTTTAAGAAACTCTTGAACAAAAGCTAGGCTCTCTTTTGTGTCGCGCCGATAAATACGCTTGCCCTTAGAGTTTGTTCTAACGTAACGATACTCACTGCTCATCAGTAATACACCCCCTTCTCCACGTCAATCTGTGCGTTGACCATACCATGCCAGCCGTTCAGCTTGTTTTTGGATACACAGATGTGACGCACTGTGTTCTCTACCTCGCTTGATCCGGTCTTGCCGATACCGATGATGATGTCGGCCTCACCAGCCTTACCAGTACGCGAGTTGTCCAGCATGGAGTAGTCAATAAATTGACGGTCGTGTGCGTCAAAGTTTGCCTGACTGACTGCCCAGACCAGTAACTTGTTGCGCTTGGCGATCTCTCGTGCGTAGACGTAGGTCTCCTTGAGACGCTCGTCACCCCGGTTGAACTCACCCTTGATGCGGAACTTGTCTAGCTGGTCCATGAACATGATGTCAGGCTTGTTCAGCTTGGCATACTCGTCAGCCTCTTCAACAGACGTACCCACCGAGTCCATGACTGTGAGGTAGGGTGCGATTTCGTCACGGTATTTGGCCGCAAGAGTTGCACGACTTTCACGCATCTGTTGCTGAGTCAACTCAAAGTATGACTGGATGATCCGTAGCTTGATGCGGTCAGCCGGTTCCTCGTTGGCCCAGTACACAACCTTGAGTCCCTGCCGGATGTACGACGCAGCAAGGAAGCAGCAGAAAGTTGTCTTACCAACTTCCGGTCGAGCGAACAGAATACCGAGGTTGCCCCGATCCAAGCCGGGAACTTCTTCCTGTAACAGATTGAATTGAAACGGAAAGTCAGGATCGCCAGTTACTTCGTCAAGCAGTTCTTCCAAGTCAGTGTCCACTTCTGTGTATGTAGTTTTGTCAGACATGCGTCCATCATCGACGGCATCGATCAGGCGTTGCAACTCGCCAAACTCTTCGCTCTCGCCTGTAAAGATTTCGATGGCCTTCTCGCCGATCTGACGCGCACGATCACGCAACCAGAAGTTACGCACCATGTCGATGTGCATGTCCGTGTTCTCTGGGTTGCCAGCCTCAAGCGTGACGATGATGTCGTGTACCTTCTCACGCGCACTATCAGGCATGGCAGGGTTGCGATCATCGAACAGCGCAGCCAACTCCGATGATGTCATCGTGTTGCCGTACTTTGTGTGGCTGTAGATCAGGGTATCAAAAATGTCACGCATCTCTCGCGTGAACATGTCACGGTCCAGCGTGTTCTTCACTTGAGAGAAAAACTCTGCATCCAAGCAGAAACCAAGTATCTTTGTGTCAAGCGATACGTTCGTCAATGAACTCGTCCCTTTCGTCATCCGTCATGTTCTTCAAATCGGTAGGCAGTACAGCCAAACTAGTTGGCACAAGAAAATGCAAGCGGCGCACAATGTCAAGTGCTTTGTCAGTCGCGTCCTTGTCCAGCGCGATGTACACCTTGCTGTACTGGGACAGCCGGTTGGCGTGTTCGTTGAGAAGGTTTGTACCCAGCAAAGCCATGCCTGTAACTTTGTTGCTTACAGAACATGCACTCGCGCAATCTTCTACCACAAACGCGATATCAGACGTGCCACAGACGAATGGCACCTGTGACTTGCCATACCGGTACCATTTGGGCTTGGCGTCACGCAAGGCTCGACCAACTGCATCAA